GCTTAGATAAACAATGTCACCATCTGCCCACGTTTCAGATTGTAAACTTCCCGTTGTATTAATACCTCTTACTAATCCACTTGTAGTTATAAATCCTTCTTGGTTGTTTGCTATTGTTTCGGTTACTAATCCTATCGTCTCAGCAGATAATACATCTGTCGTAGCTAATGCTAAATCAACTTTCAATCTTTGACCTTGTGACCCCGTTACTCTTACCGCTTGATAATTTGCTTCTAATAAAGTAATGTTTGTCGCAGTCTTATTTACTACTCTTACTACTTGCTCTTGACCGATTTGTAAAGTTACATTCCCACCTTTTAACTTAAGATCTAATGTTCCATCAGTATCATTCCAGTTTAAACTACCTGCACCCGTTGGTACATTTGTAGGTGTATTATCAAATTCCAAATTTCCTAACTGAATACCGAACTCGCCTAAATTAACATCCGATGCTGCACCAGTGTAAGGAACTTTATCTCCTAACTGCGTCTGTATAGAACTTGTAGCATCTAAGTAACTAAGCTGTGTTTCTGTTGTAGAACTTGTTTTTACCTTATTATTAGAATCTGTTACTAATACTTTACTCGCTACACTTGTACTACCTAATAGTAAAATATCACCGGAAGATGTCCCGAAGTTTTTATTAAAAGCTGTGTTTTTTGCAAATGCAGGTTCTACTCCTGTAAGATTTATTGTTAATGCCATTATGCAGTTATATTAAATGTTTCTGTTGCAAAATTAGTCGATGATCCACTCTGATTCAATACCCCGTTCACATAGATTTCATATGTTCCTGAACAGCTTCCTGCTGTTGTTGTGTAACTTCCTCCTGCTGCTACTGTTGTTATAATCGTTCCGGTTGAACTGTATATGGTTACAACTGGACAGACAGCACTTGGTGATACATTACCCACATATGGCATTGCACATCGATCACTCGTAAATGGTAAGACAAAAGCTATACTCATCTTCCATCCCGATACACTATCCACGAATCTTTCTGTGAAATCTTCCAATGTACTTACGTTATCCTGAAAGTTCCAATCGTAAGATGGATGCTTTAACTGTGCTAAGAAATCCTTTGCAATACTCAACTGATCTGATAGTACCTCTGTCTCGTTCACTTCGCCATTCTTCACAGCATCCATAAACAGCAAAGAGAACTTATAAGTCTCTGTCTTTGCAGAAGTACTTACATCCACTCCTTCTAATGTTACCCAATTTAATGGATACTGAATGTCACCACTTGCAGCTATCTCCCAAATGTCACCAAACCCCCATGTATTAACCTGGAGGTGATTATTTGCTATTTCTTGAAGCTGCTGAACTATTTGATTTAATGTCATTCTTTTTCTTTATAAAATAGTCCTTAACTTTTTGTTCTACCTTCTTAGATATGTCTCTTTTCATTTAGCAATTGTTTAGTTTACCATAATCAATATCTAATCCATAACTATTCAGACCTTCCCCTAAATACCACCCTTGCGTAAAATTATTTACCACTGGTTGAACTGTATCGATACCATTCCCTGCATCATTGTATAATGGATAGGTAGTATCGTTTTCTAATAAGAACCTGGTAATACGATCTGAATAGAACTCTGCTCTGTCTTTAAAGAATGCCATTAATCTATCTAACTCAGCAACTCCGATTGTCTCAGCATTCTCAGAACTGCGAGTAACTACTCCTTTGTTCATTATTTTATACTGTAGAATATACGCTCCATCATGTAACACCCAATACTTTAAAGCAGGTGATACATAGGTATCTAATAAGGTCTTATAGCCAGTAGTTGAATTTACTGTGTTATTAGATATCTTACTCTTTAAGTCATTGTATAAAGCTGTGCCTAATATAGATAAGATACGGATATCTTGTGTCTCTAAGATACTTGAACGCAATAACTTGATGTCTACATTCTCATCGATATAGGATGTATCTTTAATGTACTGCTCTGATATGAATAATATTTCTGCCATTTTAATTTGTTTTTATTACTATTTGTTTCCATATGTGTCTACAAAATGGAACACTTACACCACCTTTATTCCACCATCCACCTCTGGACTCCCACACATCTAATCCTTGCTCATTGTTTAATGTTTCAATCTCTGATCGTGAGTATCTTTTTTCTTTGTTTAGCATATCAACACAAAACTCTCTGCTATTCTTTTTATCTTTTGCATCGAATCCTGCTCTCCATCCATAATAATATCTTACTTCTATATTGTCAGTCTTTGAATCTTCACTTGCTTTCTCCCCCTTCTTTGTTGGTTCGCTTCCCGAACTTAAATATCCCCTCTCAACTAATGATGTAATGATGTCATTTACTTCGGCTGTGCTAATCTTTAATACTTTTGCGATACTCTCGCTTGGCGTTAATACATCCTTGCTTAAAAGGTCTATAATAGCTTTCTCATTAGTCAGTAATTCTTCAGCAAATTTCTCTTTCTTAAATGTCTCAATACAATCCTCATCGCTCTGCCCTTCATAATCTCTTTCGTATAAGATGGTACAATCAGATGCCTTTATTCCGATGTTATCGAACCACTGATGTTCACACTTTTTTTTTTCAGCAGATAATCCTACTTTATAACTATTATCAATCTGTGGTAATCCCATCATATCGATGATCTGCTCAACTGGATATGCATCATACACCTTCTGAATAATGCTATCAGGTAGTAATGATTTTATCGGTGTTGATTTCTTAAAGTAGATATAGTTAGCAATACCAAAGAATGAAGAGAACTCATTGATAATATCCTCTAAGATACCTTGTCTGATACTGATGTATGTTGATTGGAACAACTCATAGGCATCTAACATCTCATTTCTCTGCCCTAATGCTCCCTCTGTTGCTACTCCGAATAATACTGGACTAACAATGTTGTGAGATGTGAATATCTCCTGATCAACTCGTTTGCCTATCTCAATGAACTGCTTATCTAAATCATTCGGAGTAAATGACTGTATTGTAGGGGCATTGTCTGCAGATGCATTGAACGTAATTACTAACCCACCTGCTTTATCTGTTCCGGTAGCTTTCTGCTTTATCTGTCTTTCAATATGCTTCTTTGCTTCTTCTGTTGGCGGTGTGCCATTATTGAAACTGATTATCTGACCCTGACTGAATCCGGATTTGATGTTATTCAAATGAAAGTTAGATATCTCAATGTCTGTCTCTATTGCAGATGTTGCTCCGATATAATTCGGTATACCATATACGTTCTTATCAACTCCATTCTTTGGTGATTTCAGCTTAAACACGAATAACTGACTCCCCTTTACTTTGTTCTCATAATCGAATGGTGCTAACTCTTTGAATCCCGTTTTTTCTTCTGTCTGTTTGGATTGTTTCCAATCGTTTGAATAGAAGTAAACTGATTCATCTGCATTGGTTCTGATCTTACTGATGGGCATATATGCGAAATCAGCGATTTCATTCCCCAATTTATCATAGATTATCTCGATTGCAATCGAATTAAATAACTCAAAATCCTTAATCATGTCATTGATGAAAGGTTTCAGCTTACTAATAAACTTCTGAGTAATTGCTTTCTGATTAACTGTTGCGGTCTTATCATCAGTAACTAAACCACCACCATAGATGTAGTTAGTCTTGCCATTGATAATAGCATTGTGTTTCGCACATCTTAGATATAACTCTATAAGGTAATCGGGATAGTTATTATCCTCACCAAAGTAGATGTACTCCTTATTTTTTACCTCTTTAAATTCGGGAACTTTATGATTCTCAAACTTTATGTATAATACGTTACTGGTTTCGCTCATGTACTTTATATGTTATATCCTGACCATTATAGGTGCTATAAGATTCGTTTGTTCCGATTACCTTAGCCATTCCTATCTCTAATAAATTACCTGCATTAGCTTCAATCAGATTGGTGCTTGATGCTTGTTCGTATATCTTATAAGTCCAACTGCCTAATGGTAACAATTCAATTGTTCCACTTGAGTAGTTTATTGTTCCGCTTGTCTCTGTTATTATGAACTCATCATATCGCTCCTGGTGAGTACTGATGTTTGACTGTAAGAAAGTAACACTTACATCGGTTACATCATTAGTAAACACAAACAAATAGTAAGGACTTGTTAAAGTCACTTTCTCCTGCAATGTGCAGATCAAATTAGTATTACTATTCTTTGTGATTACAAACATCATAAATAAGTATAAGAAAATACGATTTTGTGTAAAAAAAAAGAGCGAACCTTTCGATTCACTCCTCTTTTTCTAAACCTAAAAACTATGAAATAAAAAGG